AAGGAAGACGCGTAGCTCCACACCGCCGTACAAGACGCATACAGCGCCCCAAGTTAGTTTGGTGGCCATCAATTGCCCTTGGAGTTGCAGCGGCCCCCTGTGAGGCGCTGGGCGGTCTTCTGGCTTGCTGCTGGTCAGCTTGCTCTCTAGCACGCCCACGCCGTCCACCCAGACAGGACCGTCAACGCAGTAGATGCCCTTGGCTGGGTCGGTCGTGACTTCATGCCCCAGCCCGCCGTCAGCGGTGCCGTCAAGCGACACGGCGAATGGTAGCGTGTCGTGAAAGACGGCGTCGTGTTCCAGTTTGAGGTCAGTCAGGTTGAGCCGTTCAGCGGCGGTGGTGAGGATGACGTTCTCAAGGGCATCACCCCAGTCACAGGCTTCGTTACCGTTGAATGGGTTGGGGTTTGGCTTGCCTTCGATTGAGGCTAGTGCCTCAGCCAGCAAGTCGTTTGGCGTGCCGTATGGCGACGCGTTCATCAGCAACGGTATGCGTGATGCGGTGACGATGTCGTCGGGTGTTTTCTTTCCTACCATTAGTTAGTCTCCCATTTGTTGTGTTTTCTGCTGTTTTCGGACTTAGTCAATATTTGCATATTCCAAGGAACATTTAAGCCACATATCTTGTCGTGCTTTAGAGGCACGATGTGGTCAACTTCGTAAGTAATCCCTGTCTTTTCTGTTAACGAAATGGCTTTTTGATAAAACTTTGCGATAGCAAATTTATCCACGCCGTTTGGTGTGGCCTGCCTAATCCGTCGCCGTCTAAGCTGACATTCAATTCTTCGTTTAAGTCTATACTCAGGATCATTTTGCCAACGGTTAAAATTGCGAAGCCTTTGACGCTCTAAAACGTGCGGAAGTCTAGCGTATTCTCTGCTTTTCTTTCGCCTTGTTTCGGCTTGCTCCTCTGTCTCCATTGCCTTGTACTTTTTATAATGATTTTTAAGAAACTCAGGGTCTGAAGTTAACTTTTCATAATATGCCTTACGATTTTTTTTTGTTTCAGGTTTCGCGGCATACCTGATTTGAGTTTCATGCCTTCTGTCTGGGTGCTTTTCTAAATATTTTTTTGCTCTTAATTTTCCACACTCCACACAATGATATGTGTTAATAAATCGTTCAGATAAATGACCGCGCTTACACTTTACGCCGTCAAAGTATCGCGGCAACCCTTGCGCCTTAGCGTCCTCAAAAACCACAAAAGTTATGTTGTGCTGTTTGCAGAAATCAATGGTATCCAAACGCTGCTTTTCAATACGATGCTTTTTCTTTTCAGCGTTAGCTTGCTTATGGCGCTCAGAATATTTTGTATGATATGCAATAGATGAACATTCTTGACACGGCCCAGCCAAAGAGCGTCTGGCGATGTGACCGTGCTTGCAGGGTTTGCCTGTGAAGTACCATTTTAACCCCTGTTCAATCGCCTCTTGGCGCGTGATAACTTCCATCATCCCGCACCCCCAAAGCGAGCCATCAGCGCCCACATGTTATATTCAGTGGTCACTGCGTTTGTGAAAAACGCCAAGCCAAATGCCATTAGCAACAGCATACCGATAGTGTCTTTAATCATTGCTCTCTCCCATATTTTGATGGTTTCTTTAAACGCGCGTCAGGCGTCTTTGGTGCCAACGGCGTCCAGCCGTTGACGTGTAGACGGTACGCGCTACAAACAACCTCACCACCGACCCAAGATTCGCCACGCGATATGTGCGTGATGAGGCTCTTGTGGTCGGTGCGCTTGCAAGCCAACGCGATTGCGTCGTACCTGTCGTGGATTGGGCCGGTCACAATTGGACGCGTGAACGGATGGCTCACGACGTACCAGAGTTTTTCGCGATCTGATCTGATCTGTTTCATGCTGATCTCCCTCACTATTTAAGCATGTCGCCAAACAGGCGCTCTACATGCGGGCAACGAGGTGTCGGCTTATTCATATGCCCCCACCACTCAAGGTCGGCTGGCGTCGCGTCACGCATAAATGTCTGGCCGGTTTCGTTGTCCACATATATTAACTCTTTGTGGCCATCCTCAAACTCGACAATTTCCTGACGATGAAAAACCATATCAATTCTCCCTTTCTGGGCGGGGCTGTTAAGCCGCCGCCTGTCTGATTTCGTTGAATGTGTCAAAGTTGATTGCGATAGCAATCATAGGCAAAAAGCCTTTGCGGGGGTCTGTCATCGTGTCGTATTCGTCAGTGATTAAAGCGCCCTTTTGGATAAGGCTTGAAACCACACCGCGATAAACTTTCGGGTCAAGATTATTTTTAGAGAAGATTGTGCCGCATTGACCAGACCCATCTGTGGTCAATTCAAAAGTGTCAATGTGCGGTGAGTTGTCATCTTCTTCAGTATCCCATTTTGCGCCGTGGTTATCGGCAAGGATGTTTAAGATTTTCATTTCATTTTCAGTAAAGTTAGTCATTTCGTAATCTCCTTGATTTCCCTAATTTGTCCCTCTTACCCAAAAAATATAATCATGATATCAACATATATCAATAGCAATATTGCATTATTATTAGATTAATTGCAGAAAAATATCACTATGCCTTTAATCGCCCAAATTTGCCCGCTGACGGCATGTAGGTGTTTTGGGGCATAAGCGTACCAAAAAGAAGCCAGAAGCGTTTTTTGCTTCCAGCAACGATCACAGAAGGGTCATAAAATGAGCGAAGTTAAACCAGTTTTGTTGAGGCTCAGAGCCTCGACTATCGAAATGCTAAAGGCCGAGCTAGATGTGTCGGCTCATAGGTCGCAGTCGTCGCTTGCCGATGAGCTGCTGGTCAGACAGCTTGAGGCAAATACGCGGCAACGCGCCATTCAGTTTGAGATGGATCGTCAGGCGGGGCGGGGCTGATGCGTGCCGGTGGTGGACGTGCAAAAGGAGCCGCATACGAGCGAGAAATCTGCAAGCTGGTCGAACTGGCCACAGGCAGAAAATTACGCAGGCGGTTATCACAATATCAGGAAAAGAACCTGAGCGATCTGGAGCCAGCGGATAACAAGCCGTTTCCGTTTTTAATTGAGTGCAAAAGATATGCCTCAGGCGTGTCGCCAAAGTGGTGGGATCAGATAGTCACGGCGGCAAAGTCTGCGGCTAATACTAATGACGCCCTGCCGTGTTTAATTTATAAGCTGGATCGTCAGCAGACGCAGGTGCGGATACCAATTGAGGCGCTTGTGGTGCTGGGTAACTCTAGCGTGGCTCAGGATATAGCCGAGTGCTACGACTGGCGCTACACGGCTACTCTGGATTGGGAGACGTTTGAGATGGTTTTAAGGGAGCATTTAGCTAATGGATGAATTATTTGAACTTGATTGGCAGAGAGAGTGGCATGACATGCCGGAGTTTGTGCAGGAAAAAGACGAGCCGTTTGCAATGGTGCGCGTCAGGTTTCGGACGCAAGAGGATATGGAAAACTTTGCCGAGTTGATCGGGCAAAAGATGACGCCAAAGACCAAGAGCATTTGGCATCCAGCCTTGGAGCGTTCAAACAAGCAATTACTGAGGTGGAAAGATGTTACCTAGATATCCAATTTATATTGTCAGCAAGGGGCGCTGGAAAAACCGCCTCACAAGCAAGGCACTGAATGTAATGGGCATCCCCTATAAAATTGTAGTTGAGCAGGATCAATTGCCAATGTATCAGGCCGAGGTTGGCGCTGACAGGTGTTTAGTCCTGCCGCAGCGATACCTCGACGAGTATGACACATGCGACGATCTTGGTGACAGCAAGAGCAAGGGACCGGGCGCCGCGCGTAACTTTGTCTGGGATCACGCGACAGAGCTTGGCTCAAAACGTCATTGGGTAATGGATGATAACCTCGACGCCTTTCACCGGCTAAACAGGAACATCAAGCGCGAGAGTGACACGCCTGCAATCTTTGCGGCTATGGAAGATTTTGTTGACCGTTACGAAAACGTGCCGGTGGCTGGGCCTAACTATTATAGCTTTGTGAAGTCGTCAGACGGCGTGCCTGCCTTTGTGACCAACACCCGCATCTATTCATGCCTGCTTATCCAGAACGACGCGCCATACCGTTGGCGTGGGCGATATAATGAGGACACAGACCTTAGTCTGCGCGTCTTGAAGGACGGCCTATGCACGATCCAGTTTAACGCATTCTTGCAGGGCAAGGTCACGACGCAACGTATGAAGGGCGGTAACACCGACGAGTTTTATGCGCTTGAGGGAACAAAGGCAAAGTCACAAATGCTGGCCGACTTGCACCCTGACGTGGCCAAGGTGGTGTGGCGTTTCAACCGCTGGCATCATCACGTCGATTATAAGCCGTTTTATAGAAACAGGCTCATAAAGCGAGATGATGTTGTGGCCTCTGAGAAGGTCAACAATTATGGAATGGAGCTTGTCGATGTCGCGGCCAATGTATGAAACACAAGCCGACCGCAACAACGAGCAGCATGTCGCTCAGTTGCTGGCGGAAAAGGGTTATAGCCTCGACAAGCTGCCAATGAGCTTCGGCTTGGACGTGGCTATCACTGACGATTTTGAAGAAAAGATTGTGGCGTTTGCCGAGATAAAGGCACGCACATTTGAGATGAATAAGTACCCGACGGCAATGATTAACCTGCACAAGGTTATTAGGGCGCATGACATTTCCGCTTGCACCGGATTGCCGTCGTACT